AGGAAATCCTGAAGGACTTTGTGGATCTCCGCCTTGATCATTACAAGAAGCGAAAGGAACATCTCATTAAAGTTCTCCAAACAAAGGCAACGATGGCTGGGTACAAATCCAAGTTTGTGACAATGGTCATTGAGGGAGACATCGTGGTATTCAAGCGCAAGAAGGATGACCTCGAGAGACAATTGGCTCAAATCTTCCCCCAAATTGGTGGCACCTACGACTACCTCCTAAACATCAAGACTGTTCAATACACCGAGGAGTGTGTACGCGAACTTCTCAGAGAGGCGAAACAAGCGAGGGAGGAACTTGAAGTTATGAAGGGTACCTCACATATTGATATGTGGAAAATGGATATTAAAAATATGTAAACAATAGTAGGTATGGGTGAAGCTGCGAAAATTTCCCTAAAAGCTATTGGGAAGCAAGACACCTACTTGCTTTCCAAAGATCCAGACGAGTCCTTCTTTAATTATACCACCAATCGGAGACATTCCGACTTTCGTAAGTATCACAGGCGTAAGAATATTGTGAGACCTGGGAATGCCGCGGCTGGGTGGCCTTTTGGAAGAACTATAAAGGTTGAATTCAACCCAAGAAATATGGGAGACCTCTTGAGTAATATGTGGTTAAGTTTTACGATGCCAGGTCTTAGAAATCCAACGGATGGCAACTACGCCGATCAATTGGGGCGGCATATCCTAAAGAGTGTCACAATGTATGTGGATGAAATTGAAGTTGAGAAAATCCACGATGATTGGGGGATCATATACGATGACCTTTATCTTGAAATGTCAGAAAAGGTAGCAAATAGATTTCTTGTAAATAGAAACTTGGGATACGATGACGCCGCGACCAGTGCTGCCATTGCTGAATATGATGCGGACTTGGTGATTCCCATACACTTTTTCTTTTCTCGTAAATTTGCGAGTGATGAGTACGGCACAAATAAACCAAACAGACCATACTTCCCAGTGTGTTCAATTTATCGTCAGAAAATTGAGTTTGAATTTGAGTTTCACAATGCCTCCTTCTTTACAGATAGAGATCTTGAAATAAATCCAATACAACTTGATTCTTTCGATATCGTAACCGAAGAAATTACCGTGAGCCCAGATGAGAGAAAGTTTCTTGCGAGTGAGAGGCAAGTTTTTATCACGGATCTTGTGCGTAAGCATCCAGTGACACAAAGTGAATTGGGTAAAAATATTGTCAGAACCAATCTCGTTCCAAATATTCCAGTCAAATGTATTCACTGGTTTTTGAGAAACACCATATTTGAAAATGAAGAAGAATCCATCGGTGATCCAATTCCAATCGTGGAGGGTGATAGATTGTATCAAAACAGATTCAACTTTTCATCGGCGCGAGACTTTCAAGGTGAAAATACATTCTTCTATCCAGTTATGACAGAGGCAAGTTTCTATATAAACGGCAATAAACTACCAGAAGTTACAAAAACGAATCATGAATATTACAAGTATCTCATTCCATATCAAAAAAGGTTGTCGCGACCTATTCGGAATATCTATACATACAGTTTCTCGTTGAACCCGGTAAATGTGGAACCATCGGGAAACTTGGATTTTAGTGCCATACAATCTGAAAAAACAAACATTGAAGTTACTTTAGACTCCGAGCTCGTTGGTGCCAATACATATTCTTTGAACATGTACTACACTGGTTATCAGACATTCACATTTGACAGAGGATTCCTCTCTATTGCTTAGTAAAGAGTTTATCCTTATTAGTAGAGATGTAATCAATAATATTATTCTTGATACACCATTTGATGAAATTCAACTGTGCCAAGGTTGTTTGAATTTCATGAGATGTCCCCGGCACCGTGTAGGCAAACTTTTGAGCCCGACAGAATGGGTCAAAGAGTTGTTTGCTGTAGCCATTGAGACTTGACTTGTAAGCACAATGGACGGTGAAGAGTTTTCCATCACCCGTTTGGTAAGAAGTGTGATTCTTCTTTGCGTAGTTTGTGATAAACCACTCCAAATTGCGGAGAGAAATACCACTTGATTTGTCCAATATCGTCAGGAGTGTAGATCTATTCTTCTCGTCGTCATAAAAGTTGTTGATGGATGTTAGTAGAATATCGTTTTTGTTCATTGTTATATTAGACCCCCAAATCTATAAGCTCCTTTGAGGACTCACAACCCGGACACCCCCTCACAAACATATGCTCCGAACCGTGGTTGTGTAGACTTGAACTAGACATCACACGCTGACATATCCTTTCACCTTGGGATCTGTGTTTACGACAGTAACCATTGTGTATCGCTTTGAATGCGCAACGATGACCGTCCGACTTTGTCCCCTTACACGTCGTAGTCACGAATGAAGTAGGTATATCCTTGAGCAAAAGTTCCAGAGGTATCGCGTGCTTCTTTGAAATTTTTAGGGCATATTCGTTGAGAATTGCGTTCACTCTCTCCTCCAATTCCTCATCAACGATCTGTGTAATCTTTTCATGAAGACTCATCCTTACTTTGTGTTAGCTCGTAATTTTTAAATAGATCTTCAACAGAACCATGTCTCGCATCCTTAAGGCGCGCTCGGAGGATTGCGAGGGTTCCCGTCTCCTCGAGACCAAGACGCTGACATTCCGCAATGAGATCATCCTTCTTCATAGTACTGAGGGCTGGTAACTTTGGAGGTTTCGGTGGCTTGTGTCGATTAATGATTTCCCCAAAGATTTCCTCCTTGACATTTTCGTAGAGTGGATCCAAGAGGTCACACACAGGATTGAGGAACTTGTTCAGGAAATAATAGTGATAATCAACAGATACGCCATGCTCTTCTACATATTTTGGATCTTCGGCCTTTTCGTACGCCTTGGCTTTGGGATCTTGGGTCTTTGTGAGAAGGTATGGTACACGATCACCAGATTGTGGTTCAGACCCAGGCTTCCTTTGGCGCATCTTCGTGACAACTTGTACATGGGATTGGTTAATATTCACGCTATCGGCACTCGTCACCGACACATTCTTACCCCCAACTTTGTAGGTATCCGAGAGACCTTGGCTCAATATAAGCTTATCATTGGGGACATCACCAGAAAGAAGTTCAATCGCCCGCTCTTTGGCCAACTCCTTGGGTGGACCGGGATCACTTGATGTGAGGACAACATCCAAGAGTTCCTTACACACTTCCCGAACGTGGGGTGTGTTATCCCGTCTCACAACTTGAAGACCCTTGATATCAATGTAGTCCATGTGCATCTTACCATCTTTTCCTTGTGTCCATAACTTTGCGGCGTAGCGCTTTTTGGAGTACAAAAAGTACGGCCAATAAACCTTTTCCAACTCAAGATTGTTGGGTTTCTTGAAGAGAGCCGAACACTCTTCGGCAGCTCTCTCACCTACCTCCCAACTGTAGGCAATTGCCTCCTCACCCTTGCGATCACCCACATCAAACTCAACCATGACTGAGTCAGTGTCCCCATACCTTACCTTTGCCCCTGGGAAGTTCTTCTCAACATAGTTCTTTGTCTCCTCAATCATTGAGCGACCCTTTGAAGTCGTTGTTGAGGCGATTGGAACACACGGCAGAATACCCTTACCAGCCCCAGTGAAACCATAGACAGAGTTCATTGAGACTTTGTAGGCTAACTGTTTACCATTGTAGACCTCCTTCATGAAACCCGTAGCCGCAGCCATATCCCGTTTGGCTTGCTTACGGAACTGTTTGAGTTCTGCCAGAATTGCTGGTAAGAGACTTGGTACATCTTGGGCAAACTTGTAGGTTCGGTCACCAATGTTGAAAGTTTCATAGGTAATCCCAGGAACAGATCCATACCTCTTCTCGTCCATAACATACGAGGAATAGCACAAGTTGTGTGCCATCATAATTGATGGATACAGTGCTTCAAAATCAAGGGCTGTGATCGGGGTATAGTACGCACCCTTTTGAGCCTCCAGGACAGTCGCACCCTCATATGGTTCTTCGGGGATAGCACCGTACCGAATTGTTGGAACCATAAATCCCAACTCCCTCGCCTTTTTCGTGAGTTGCGAAAACACCTTGATCTGTTGACCACGCTCCACGAGAAAGTTTGCGGGAACCCAAGTTGCCTTTGCCATCTCTACCATATTCAGGAGAGTACACAACTTCTTCATCAGGCGATGTGGAAGGAGCGTATCCTTGATACAATACTCAGCAACTTCCCGCAACTTTACGGGGTCTTCCTCTCTATAGCGAGCAAACATCTCCTTTGGTGCCATATCAATCTTTTGATCTCCCAGGTAGAGCTTGGATACGTTGTCCA